GTTAAAATTCTGTTTGCCATAGGGGATTACACCCCTTTCAATTAAGCATTAAGGGTAATTGTGCGTCTTGCCTCAGGGAGGAATACGCCAAATCCGTTAACCTCGGAAATGACGAGCTCTTCCCACTGGCTTGAGATAATCCTCTGGGTTTCCTGAATGTCGGAGCCGACCTCAATTACCATTTCAAGCGAATACCTCTTGTCGAAGCCTACGAGCTTATTAGCCACAGCATCAGGCAGGTAAACAATCCTGTAGTTATTGAATATGCTCTGTGCCATTTCGCCCTGCTGCTGAGTCCTTCCAAACCTCAACTGTTCAATGAGCCTGATGGGGTCAATATTAGGAGCAGCCATTGTAAGGAAGTTGATGAGTTCGGTCTTCCCGCCAATCAGGCACTGCATCTGGTATGGATAGAAATTGAACAGGAATGTCGCCCAGCCGGTGTAGTTGAAAACGTCTCCTGCTGCGCCGCCCTGCAGGACCGTCTTGTTATAGTTTACAGCAGCATTGTTGTTGCCGTCGCCGTTGATAAGCACGTTATATGCGTCAGCGGCCCTGTCCATATTTGCCTGCATCATTATAGCCTGTACATGAAGTGCAAACAGGTCAATCCTCATCCTTCTGATTGCTTCATAGGTAGCCTTGATTCTGCGCCCATACTTGTATATCTTGAGCGTATTTTCAGAAGTCTTCATTTCGGCGACCGGCATATCTGAACCTTCAGTTACACGCTTCTTGGAAGCTGCTTTTGCGTCATAATTGACGTATATTGTCCTGTAAGCATTGCTGTCGATAGGTGTCCTTATGGCAATCATTTCATTCAGGATATCATCCTGCATAAGCGCCTGCCTTGCAGTCCTGTTGATGAATTCAGGGAAAAGCACGGCAGAATCGCCTGTCTGGTAAAACGCCTCAACCTTTGAAGCCCAAATGCCCTTTTCAGGAATGGACTTCAAAACGATAGGCTGCTTGCCCTGGGCAGCAAGCTGCTCACTGACCCTTTTTATTTGTCTTTCAAAGGCATCCAGCTTTTCATCGCTTCCATACCTTTCAGAAGGGTCAATTTGCTCAAGGTACTGCGACAGAGTTACGCCTTTGTCGTTTGCTTCCCTGTAGAGATTAATGGAAAGCGGGATATCATAAGCCTTAGGTTTTACTGTTATATCCGACATGTTTCAACACATCCTTTCTTTGAATTTCTTTGAATTGAAAATTGAGCATAAAAATAGGCCATCCAATGGACAGCCTTGTTATTTGCCCTGTTTCTCCCTTACATTCGGCAGGGCAAACCGTCTATGAACTTTAGGCTTTCGCCAAGGCTAGGGAGCCGCCTGTTTAATTAGCCAATGAATACCATAGCGGTATTGGCAGTGGCATCCACCGATATGGCATAGGCAGGACCTGAATTACCGGAAGCCACCTTGCTGACAGCACCAGCACCGTTAACGCAGAGGAAATCACCTGCTGCAGGAAGCGCGCCGGATACACCAGGAGCGGTCTTAAAACCTTTGACCTGTACAGTCATGTAGCCATCCCCTTCGTATTTCTGGATTACCCCTTTTAACGGAGCACCGGCAGTTCCATAGCCCATCTGGCCATTGCCTGTCACGGTTACAGCTTTGCCTTCAACAGCGGTTGCACCGCTTACCAATGCTACGGAACTTACACTGCCATGAGCCTGAACAGTCACATATTCAGCGCCTATACCCTCAAAATCAACTCCACCTCTTGACATATACTTTCAACTCCTTTCCTGTTTTTGAGCATAAAAATAACCGCTATTAGCGGCTTGGTTTATGTTTATTGTTTTACTTTGAAAGCATCATCTGGAATTACAGAAGCTACTTTCTGCTGTCCCAATCCTGCCGCAGGGTCAGTCTGCCTGCCTGCCGGGATTGCTGCCTTTGCCTGGACTTCCCACGTCTTTGCAATATCCTTGATGGACTGCGTGGACATTCCTGCAAAGGTATTTCTCCAGGTATCGGCGGGGAAGTCATTGCCCATAGCCCTGACACCCATTGCAATGGCGTCGTCAATAGTCTGCTTATGGTGGTCGATACCTTCCTTTGCAAAGCGCAAGACTTCGTCGGCAATATACTCTTTGCCGAGTTTTTCGGTTGCCTGTTCTTTTGTCATGAATGCTTCTTTAGGTTCTTGTGCAGACACCAATTCTGCGGGAGAGTCCCATTTTATTTTCCCATCTTCGCCGACAGTATAGGTTTTGAGTACTTTTCCGTCATCGGCTATGAATGATATTGTAGTATTTATCATCTCATTCTCACCACCTTTCGGTTCCGACATTGCAAATATCTTTTTAGGCATGTCTGCCTTTTTAACAAGCGTTACCAGCCGTCCCTTATTCACACTGAAAATATTAAATGTCGGCACATCTGCATTCAATGATTTCAGGTCAGTTATGGCCAGGTAATTCTTATCTTCAGCTTCGCCCGTTGCCGATAACACGCCGGCAGTAGGATAAGCTCCGTCAAACACCAGCGAATTTTCCATCAAAAACCCCGGCGGCTTAGCGATTACATAGCATAATTGTTGCCCCTTGTCTTCAACCTCATAAGTTCTGCCAGTCCAATGTTCGCATCTCCGATAATCGCCGCCGCATATTGAACACTCATAAACATTTGCGCCCCATCCTATAGATGTGTCAAACATAATGCCCGTCTCAATACTTGCAGCAATGGCATCTGTGCTTATGCCGTCCATCTCCTGCCCTCGTACCATATAATGGTCTGCATACAACGCCCATTCCTCGCCCTCAACATTACTCTTGCGGAGCAATGCGTCAAACGTGCGCCCATAAGGTATTACAGCCTTTGGAGGTGCAATCTCTGCCCACGGATGTCCTATCATAAGGGCAATGCCATTTTGAGCGTCTTTTTTGAAGACTTCCAGAAGCTGATGGGATAATTTGATATACCTGTTCGGTATAATCATATCCCCGGCAAGTTTCGCTTCAAAAGTAAAGACCTCGTCTTTCGACAAAGGTCTTTTTGCAAGGGCATTGATTTTATCAAGCTGTGTCTGCGTTGGTTCGCCAAACCTGCGGGCAAATGTTTCAATTTCCGAACTATCCATGCTCTGGTTCTGGTTTTGGAATCTCGCCATCTGCCTTTCAGCCACGCTTCTTACAGCGGGCTTGTCATCTGCCGGTATGTCGCTTCCGTCAATCCTTGCAAGCGCATTTTGCACGGCATTATGCACTACATGAGGTCCGCCGTTTTCAATTCGGCAATAAGGAAACTTCAACTGCCCAAAATCGGTTAATTCTCCGGCTTCATGCCAGAAATAAACCTGTTTGAGCTTACTCCAATTAATTTTATCTTTGTCACCACTCCCATCACTGGAAGCCCATCGCCTTAGCCCTGGTTCTGCTGCGCTTGCATCCCAACTTCTGTTCGGCGATAATGGGAAATCATGATAAGGTTCAGCAGGCATTATAAATCACCTTCTTTCTTTTTAATTTCTCTTGGAAGTTCAATCTCAAGGATATGCTTTAAAATAATGGTATCTCCACTTTCCCATGCCGTTTTTATACGTTGAAGCATACATTTAAGATAATTAATGTCGTCATAGGGAATCGATATTGATTTTGGAAGTATCCGACTGTAATCCTGCCCCCGGACATTTATCATTTCCACCGACATCACCTCCTGAATAGGTCGATAACCTTCTTCGATATGCTTTTCTGCTCGTTATCAAGCGCCTTGATTTTATCGTTGACAATCTCGCTGGAATCGTTACCGAAACTTATTCTGACTGTATCAACCGGAGGTTCCCCAACTGCTTTTTCAGCATTCATTACTTCCTGCGCCGCAGTATTATTGTCAATCCAGCCCATTAATACTGCAATAGCATAATATTTCTGCTTGAGTAATGAAACATTTATTTTGTCAAGCTCGCTCTGCCAATCGACAACGTTATGCGTAAATATTGGAATAGCCTGAATACCTTTAACACGGAGCCATAAGCGGGCAATTTCTTCTATCAAGCGCTTGCTACCGCGCTGAAGCGAAAGAATGCCCTGCACGAATATTTTCATCTCGACGGTAGACCAGGTTTCAGTCTTTCCCGAACTTCTGTTCGCAAAAATACCTAGCTGTTTCAAGCCATTCAACGTCTGTATATCCGTCAACTCATTTATTGCGCGGAAATCAACGCTTCTTGAAACATTGCCGCCCTGTCCCTGATTCCTGTTCACATCGTCAAAAGTGACTACATCGGAATCAGGATTTATGCTTTTCAGGGTGTTGACAACGTTGTTATATTGTTCTTTTAACCATGCCTGAAGCTCTTGCGGCTTGTTTTTTATATGTTGCGGGCAATAGGTCATCATCCGCTCAAGATTGATTTGATAAAAGTCTCTTGTATAGCCTTGATGATGTAAAACGGCATGCACATCATTGAACACCTGCAACTGCGAATCAACAGCCTGCAAAGCCGGAGCCATAACCAAATTGCCGCGCGGGTCGTTCCCGTCCGGGTCAAATGGCACAGCAAATATATTTCCTTTGCTTAAGTCAATTTTGCTTGAGCCAAAGCCATATTGATATGGTATCCAAACCTTTTTGTTGTCCCGTTCTTCAAGTTCCCATATCACAGTCCTTGGGTCAATAGGGTGGACCTCGACAATGTCCGTTAAATCAGCATTAACCTCAACCTCGCACATTTGAAGCCCATATAATATGCCATTCTTATGGAATATGTCTATTAGCCCGTCAAGCCCGGAATTGCTTATGGAATTTATTCTTGCCGCAAACTCGCGCCATTGGTTTTCAACATCAGTCAAGGCAGCGCCTTTGCTTCTTGTATTCACGCCGTAAAACTTCATCTGGTGTCCCTGGTTTGCAAGCCTTATAAAATTCCACAACGCCATAGAAGCGTCTGGCGTTTTCTTTGCAATAAACTCTATCGCATTGGCTTCGTCCAGTATTCTGCGCAATTCATCAAGCAGTTTTGCGCTTCGTGAACGGTAAGGGGAAAGGGTAGTTCTTGTATTTCCGGCAGATGAAACACGTCCCGTTGCTATACTTCGAGGCTCGTCTCTTGGCCGTGCAAAAATATTGCTCCAAAAGCCCATAACATCACCTTCATTCTTTAAGCTTTTCTATCTCATCAAGCAATTGTACCTTTGCCAGGTTGATTATATGCGGGCTGTTTTCGATAAGCTCCGAAAGAAATTTCAGATCCGATTTGTCAACATCAATCTCGCCGTTATTGGTGAGGTTTACAGCCCATGTTATCATCTTTGCAGGCTTGCCGACTGTCGCCATCGCAAGTATATTTGCCAGAATGTCGCTTAATTTATCCTGCAAAGGCTCGCCTTTGAGGTTGACGAGGTTTTTGTCAAGATTGAGTTTCACGTCTCACGCCTCCTTCTTTGCCAGAACATACACAAGATAAGGCTCCGACGGTTCGGACCCAAAACGCTTAGCCCATTCTGCGCCAGCAAGCCCGCTTTCACATATTTCTAACCCTGCGCTTTTATGCAATTCCTCAAACTTTGGAATGTCAAAATCAAGCTCATCCTTCCATTCGGCCGTAGTTTTAGCCTTTGTCTTTTGGTATGCCACACATTCCTTGTTCGGCACATAATTCAGCACATACTTTCTGCTGAAAGCCGCCATTTTCTTGATAATGTCCGGTATTTCATCAATAGGGAAGTGTTCAAGCAAACCGGATGAGAATACCAGGTCATATTTCTTTTTACCCTTCGGATTAATAGTCCTTATATCAGCCTGCATCACATCACCGCGCTGCGGATTTAAGTCAATGCCTGAAACTTCAATATCCATTTGGCGCAATGCATCTGTCAATTCGCCGGACAAACATCCAACCTCTAGTGCTGATTTAATATCAAGTCTGTTTACAAATGTCGCAAATTCTTGTATAAAGGCTTTATCATTGAATGTCATGACATAATTCCTCCTTGAATATATTTTCAAGCCGCAAAGCTTCAATGAATTCAAAGGCGCATTTCCGAGAAACAACAAAAGTTTTTATGATTTTTATGTCATTGGCATCCTTAAAATGCTTTTTAATACATTCCTCATCAATAAGGTTGGTTTCAGCATCTTCGCTAGTTATCACTAAACCAATAGATTTTTTCGTATTTATTATCGCAAAGCAAATCCTGCATTTCTTAACGCCAAATAACCTTTTTGTCAACTTTAGAAAGTTATGCATACAATCAACCTCCAAACGCATTAATTAAGGCTTTCCACTTAGCTCTCCATATTTCAATGTCAAAGCACTCAACTGCAATTTCCCTGTTTCTTTTCCCGAATTTCTCTCTTACGTCCGGGTTTTTAGCAAGGTAATTAATATACTGTCCCAAATCCTCATGGTTCGGGTCATAAACGAATGCATTGTAATTATGTATAACAGCATCTCCCAAGCCGCCAACAGGCGTTGTTATAACAGGCAAGCCGCAGGACATGCTTTCCAGCAAACTCAATGATAGCCCTTCCGTGCTTATTGTCGGCACCACCGAAATATCCGCTTGCTGATATACTTCAACCATATCGTCAGTCTCTTTGTGCGTGAACGTGACATTGCCTCTTTGTTTATGTGCCGCAAAAAAAGCATTTGCAGCATTTTCGTCTTGCGCCTGCCCGACAAGAGTAAAGTTATACTGCGGATAATTGATAAAAGCCTTTGTTATCTCCGTACTGCCTCTTAAGGCTGTAAGTCTGCGGGGAAATAGAACGTTGATTCCTTCCCATGTTTTCGGCGCAGGAGTAAACTTCTTTGTGTCGCAGTAGTTATAGATTATCTGTATCCGCTTTTCTGCGCCCGGCTGTATTGCTTGAATAACCTTGCGAACATTACTATCCACGCTGACTACCACATCGGGAGCGGTAAAGCCGTAAAGCTGCCGCTTGAAAAATTCTTTTCTCTGCTCGTCTGTCAGGTTATTGATTATGCTGTTGCCCTGGATATTGTCCCAGTATATGCCATGGGATATGGCAATACTAGGAGAAGGAGCATAGGGGTGCGCAAGGTACGTGGCGAAAAAAATACGCAAATCATCTAATGCCGAAAATTCGTTAAACTGCCAGTTAAGGTCAGTGCAGGTGCTATATTCCCAGCCGCCGTTATTCGGTATCATCACAAATGTAATGCCTTTGTACTGCTTTGTGAACGGTGTATTAATACCGTAAAAAGGTTGATAAACTGTGACAGTAATATTCATGGATTGTAGTAGTTTACATAAATCTACGAGATATTTTTCGCCACCGCCATATATTATCCTGTCTTGCCCCTGGATTTGCTGGCCATTAACATTTCGAGTAACCTCTTTTGCGTCATGGAAATAGGGTGATGTTAGTATTGCTACACGCACTTTAAATCGCCTCCAATAATTTCAATTTTTCACATAATTCTTTATAAGCATCTTCTTTATTTACATAATATCTGGTTGATATTTTTAAACCTTTTCTTCGCATTCTGCCAACCCATTTTTTTATATGCTTATCAAATACAAGCCCTCTATATCCACTTGTATTAGTTGAAAATAAGCCTGTTTCGAAGCATGGATGAATAATGTGACTCATTTTTGAAAGATTTTCGTCTAATGCTTCAAGAGAATATTCCAAATATTTTGCTCTTGCTGTTTTCACTGCAATTTCAGCTTCTTCGATAGTATCAAAACTCCCAATGTGATAATCTTTTTTATTTTTTCTAAACTTTGCTATCCATTTATTAGTTCGACTATTCCAACTAACCCCACGAATTCCACTTGACTTATTATGCCTTCTTGCTCCGGCATAATTCTGTTGATTAGCACCTTTGGGGACTATGCGAAGGTTGCTTCTTCTATTGTTGAGAGTGTCATGATATATATGGTCAACTTCAAAACCCGGTTCGGGCTGCATTATCCATCTATGCAAAGAAAAATACTGACGTTTTTCGCCTTTCTTATAAGTTTTGCCTTCTGCATAAAAACTTTTGGTATGTCTATCCCAATGAGGACCCCATGTCCAAGGGAATTCCATTGCTCTCGGCAAATCTGCCGTGTCAATCAATGTTTCCAATCTGCTTCCGTCTTTTCTTTTTAGAAATATTGCCGTTACATCTCCACGTATTTCATACTCATTCTTCATTTCAACACTCTCCCAAGCGTCAAATTTCTCCCAAAATAAAATTCGCTCAAGAAGGTGCGGGAGAACACTTTTCGGCACGTCTGCCTATCTTGAGCGGAATATTGACTTATTTTACTTATTGTTTCTTTTGGTTTGGTAATTCACCCT